ATATCAGGAACTGGATTTAGAAATTTGTTAAGAAATTTTGAGATTTTCGGTTTTAAAATTACTCCGCTAACTCCACAAATAGGTGATGAAATAGAAGAAGGTAAGGCATTTTTTTCTGCCGTATCTTCTTCTTATTCATTTGATGATGTTGGTAATTTTAATGCAACATTTTATCCAAAAGGAACTCCAACATTAACTATATTTGGTCAAGTTGATTCAATAATGACAGAAGATTCAATTGATATTTTAACAGAATCAGGTTTAATTTTAGAAATAGAATAACATGGGAACAAAGATTAGTGAATTACCTTCAGCAACAAGCGTATCAGGAACAGAAGAAATACCTTTAGTCCAAAGTGCAACAACAAAGAAAGCAACATCAGATATTTTAATGGGATATAAAGTATTTGCAGCTAATTTAATTTGGGATACATTGAATGAACAATTTGATAACCAAGTTTTCAAAGATAATATTGGTGATTTAGCATTTACAAGAATACAAGCAGGAAGTTATAATATAGAAAGTTCAGGAGGTCAATTTTCACAATTTAAAACTTTCATTTTAATAAATCAAAATGATAATGGTGGTGCAGGTGGTAATGGTAATTTTGTTTTTACTACTGCTAATTGGGAAGATTCAAGCAATATAAAAATTCAAACTCTTGATGTTGATGTAACAAATTCAGAAACAACAATAGGTGATTTTTTAACTAATTGCACTATTGAAATACGCATTTATCCATAATTAAAAAAAATAAAATAAAATGAGTTATCTACAAATCACAATTGGAGGAAAAGAAAGAGGATTAAAATTTAATCAATTGGCTATTGAAACAATTGCAAAGTACAATGATACTGAAACAATATCAGGATTATTGTATGCAATGGTTTATGCCGGATTGAAAGCCAATTTGTATGTAAAAAGAGAAGAGCCTGATTTCACATTTGAACAAGTGTGTGATTGGGTTGATGAATTGGAAAATAAGGAAGAAATTTCTGATAAGATTTCAAGATGCGTTATGGAAACACAATCTTGGAAGAACTTGGTTAAATCTTCTGAAGCAGAAAATGTTGAAGAAGAAAAAAAAGCATAGAAGAGCAAGCTTATGATAACCTGAAGTTTGCTCTTGGTAAGTTAGGATGGACTCCTTATGAGTATTATACATCATTACCCATAGAGTTCTACGCAGCTGTTGAAGGTTATCAAGAGAGGTACAAAGAAAATATGTTGCCAATTAGATTTGGTTCGTATCGTGTGGCAGAATCAATGGCTGGCACAAAAGCACTTGGGAGTATAGAAAGATTTTGGCCTATTGAAGAAAAGCCTAAATCAAATCAACCGCCATTAACTAAAGAGCAGATTGAAGATATTTTTAAACGGCATAATATCAAAGTTAAATAATGGCAGAAGAAGTAAAAGTTATAGTCGGTGCTGATACCAAGCAATTAACGAGTGAATTAGATAAGGCCAATAAAGCCATAAAAAACTTTGGTTCTACTGTACAAACTGGTGCTAATAAAGCAGGCCTTGCTTTAACAGATTTATCAAGAATAGCACAAGATGCTCCCTATGGATTTATAGGTATATCCAACAACATCAATCCTTTAATTGAATCTTTTGGTAGATTAAAAGCTGAAACTGGCAGTACAGGTGGTGCTTTAAAAGCATTAGTAGGTGCATTATCAGGTCCAGCAGGTGTTGGATTAGCATTTGGTTTATTTAGTTCTGCAATATCTTTTGCAAGCGTTGGTTTATCAAGATGGGTAAAATCATCAGGCGAAGCAAAACAAAAAACAAAAGATTTTGCTGATGAATTAAATAAAGCAAAAGAATCAGCAATGGCAACTGGATTTCAATTGCAAGCTTTCATTGATGTAGCAAAAAATACAACATTACCATTAGAGCAAAGAAATGAAGCTTTAAGGCAAGCTAATGATTTGATGGGTAAGCATGGTGAATTGCTTACATTAAATAATGTAGGTACTCAACAAATTACTAATCAAACAAAATTATATACTGAAGCATTAATACAGCAAGCTGTTGCCCAAAAATATACCAATAAAATTGCTGAATTAACAATTGCTAAAACAGAAAAATTAAAACAATTACAAGAGGCTCAAACAACTTTAGCAAAAGAACAAGCAAAACCAATACCTCTTGGTCAAGGTGCTGCCGGTGCTGCTAAGTTTATTGAAATATTTTCTCAAAGAGTTATTACTGCTCAAAAAGAAGTTACCGGTCTTGATACAGAAATTTTAAATCTTGGATTAGAATTACAGAAATCAACAGATATAGCTACATCTTTTTTTGGTCAAATTGGTATAAAATCAAAGGAATCAAAGAAATCAATAAAAGATACAGCAGAATCTATTGATGAAATACTTGCCAAGTTTAGAAGAAAATTATCTGCTGAAGAATCCTTAGGATTACCTCCAATAGAAGAAATAAAAGCAAAAGTTAATGATTTTGAAGCGGTAATAAAGAAATTAATAACTGATAAAAAGCTTAGTCCTACCGATAAAATAATTTTAAATCTTCAAGCGGAATTAGGTGAACTACAAGATGATTTATTATATCGGCAGATTGGCAAAAGGATGCTTGAAAGTAGGCAAACTATAAAACTGCTTAATCCTTTTGAATTTGTTTATACTGCTGAACAACAAGCGATAATTGATAGATACCAGCAAAAATTAGCAAATGAATCTAAGAAAGCTGCATTAAAGCAAGCCGAATTAGGTGGTATGGGTTTGATTAAATTAAACAAATCTAAAATTGATTTTAGTGGTATTTCAGGGGCAGTAGATAAAGAAGCATTTGCATTAAATCAAAAAATAAATACAGTACTTCAAGAAGAATTACAAAATGGCGCTTATGAAGCTGGAGTTTTATTTGCTGAATCACTTGCAAATGGTTTAGCATCAGGAGATATATCATCTTTTTTTGAGGGCATAAATACAATACTTGCAGATGGAATGATTAGAATTGGTAAGCAATTTATAAAATTTGCTGCCGAATTAATTACTATACAAAAAACATTAATTAGCAATCCAACAACTGCATTGATTGCTGGTATTGCGCTTGTTGCAATTGGTACTGCAATGAAAAATCAAATGGCAAAACAAAAGGCATTTGCTACCGGTACTACATTCGCTCCGGGTGGAATGGCTTTGGTTGGAGAAAGAGGTCCTGAACTTGTAAGCCTTCCACAAGGCTCAAAGGTTATTCCTAATGGAAAGACAAACACAATGATGCAAGGCGCATTACAAGCTGTTGAGGTTTATGGCACATTGAGAGGTCAGGATATTTATTTCAGTAATAAAAAATACGGTTTAACATACAATAGACAAACCTAATGGCATATAATCTTTTTTGTAGAGGATATTTTAATTCAATTGCTATTGATAATCAAAACGAATATCAACTTGATATTTTTAAAAAAGATTACGATGGAGATCCAATAAATATAACATTTGGGGCAAATCCAGTTATACATCAATGGCAAGATGATGATCCACAAAAACCAATTAAAGGTTCTTCTATTACAATAAGTATAATAAATGAAGGGAATATTTCTTTAGATGATTTTTATTCTAATGAAGATAATACATTTCAAGTTATATTATATAAAATAGATTTTGCAGAAGAATTAATTTTTAAAGGTTTTGTTTCTCAAGATGATTGTTCTGAAATATTAGTTGATTATAATCATGAAATTCAAATTACAGCAACAGATAATCTTGGTATATTAAAGGATTTTACATTTGATCAAGCTTCTGTAAAATTTGGTCAAGATATATTAGAAACTGGGTTGGATATTCAAACTGTTACTAATGGTGTTTTGAATTATATAAAAGTAAATGAGTCTTACTCAGGTGATTATACTAAAATACTTGCAGGTAGTAAAATATCAATATCTGGTGGAACTTATTTTGATGGTGTTTATACTGTTTTAAATATTGAACCTGATTTAACGTTAGGATTTATTATACAAGTTTCCGAAAGTGTTGGTGGTAATAGTCCATCTACATTATGTAATTTAGGATTTACAATTCCTTACGATATTTCATCTTTTTTATCAATAAAAGAAATTTTAAGATTATGTATTCTTTCTACTGGTATTGAATTGGAAGAGTTAAGAGTTTTATCAAGAATTAAACCATATGGTAAAGACAGATGGATAGATGATACTTATATTGATTGCAATAGTTATTTAAAAAATAACACTCAATATGAAAATTGTTATAGTATTCTTGAAGATTTAATGAAAAGATTTAAAGCTTCATTATTTCAAGCTTATGGATTTTGGTATATAGTAAGAATAGGTGAATATTCTATGTGTAATGATTACACAACAGACACTCAATTTGTTCATAGATATGATGCAACATCAGATACATATGAATATATAAATAGTGGATTAGAAAATAGGAATTTATTTATTGATATTAATATGGCTGAAAATGGCATATTGAAATCTTTATTAAGGCCATATAATTATATAAAAGAAAAATTTGATTATAGTTTTAAAGATAATTTATTAAAAAATGGTGATTTAACTATACTTGGTGATTTAATTGGATCATATAGTTCAGGATTGCCGGGTACCGGAACAATTTATTATTATACAGCACCATATTGGGAAATAAATACAGATATTTCAAGGCCTTCATCAACTGTTCAAATTGTTGTAGATACTGACCAATTTGGTAATGAAATTGAAAGGTATTTAGAAATAAAATTTAGTGGTACTCCAAGTGCAACAATTGCTCAACAAGAAAGTTATTTAATAACTAATAAGATAGCAGTAAAAAAGGGGGATGTAATAAAAGTATCTTTTGATTACGAAGAAGGATGGTTTGCTGCTGATGGAACAAATTATTCTAAAACATTTTATCATTACATACAAGCACAAGATTTATCTGTTCAAAAAGTAAATTTTGATAGAGGTTATGGTTATCCAAATAATGGAACTTGGACACCTGATGGAATGGCATTATTAAATTTATCAGAAGGAACTTTACCTAATTTAAAAACATTTACATATACAACTGATCCTGCTCCAATAGATGGAGAATTTAATTTTGCTTTAAATGTATTAGGTAGTGATGATTTAGCTTATACAACACAATATAAAAATTTATCAGTTCAAATCATATCAACACAAATAGGCAAATCAATTATTGGTCATACTCATAAAACAATTTGTAATCTTAATATAAAAAATAATTCAGAAGAAGATATTGCTTTGGATTTTTCTCCAAGTCAAGCTATTAATGGAACATTATTTACTGATGAAGGATATGGTGTAATTAGAAATATTGCTGAATTATGGGATTACGAAGGTACTTGCGAAACTGAATATGTTGATCTTGCAATTGTTAGTGGTGTAGAGCATCCAGTAACTGGATGGTTTGGTATTATGTTAACAGTACCTACTCCTGATGGATTAAGTTGGGAAAATTACCCAACAGGAACACAATTTATAATATCAGGTGGCACGCCAATAGATGGTACATATAATGTTGATTTCATGTCATCTTTTCTTGGTGTTTTTTATATTATGGCTTTAACTGAAATAACAACATGGTGGGCTGGTGAGGCAACATTTACATTTAATAAGCCATTCCAAGCATTAAAACTTGGTCAACATACAACATTTGAGCAAATGTATTTAAGATGGAAAACAAGGCCTAAACTTGATTTGAATATTTTAAGCGTTATGGGTAATGGTAGTAATTTTTTTGGACCATTACATTTAATTAAGCATTATGCTATACAAGATATTATATTCTTTTTGGGATCAATATCTATAAATTATAGGAATGATTCAGCAGAATGTACTTTATACGGATTGGTTAATGAAACTGAAAAAAGAAACGATTTAGAGGCTGTTTCATCATATGAATTTGATTATATTTACAAAAATGCTTAGATTATGGGATTAGTATTAGGTAAAGATGTTATATTATATGTCAGGGTTAATGATACCGGTGATTTTAAGCCAATTGGTTGTGCAAGAAGCGTAACCATTGATGTGCAATATGAATTTATTGAAACATCAGGTCCAGTTACTGGAAACTCAAGAACATTTATTCCATCCGCATCAACCTCATCAGGAACAATGGATGGATTGGTATTGCTTGGTGGTACTGATAGTCCTGATATACACAATCTTGGTAACGTATATCAAAATTTATTAAATCAAAAGCTTAACATGAGGTTTTACATGGAGGATGAAACCCATGATTATTACTTTGAAAAATCTTTAGATGTGTACATAGAGAGTATATCTGAAACTACAAGTTTTGATAATGTAACAACTTTTTCAATTAATTTTAAAGGAACTGGTCCAATAACTGTTGATTATGGAGAAATTTAAAATACTTTTAGTCGCTTTATTTATTTCGTTTAGTGCTTTCGGTCAGCAGTACACTCCAATGACTGCTGCCGGCTACCAAATGAAAAGAATCAAGGCTGATTCTTCTTTGCATATCCCATCTTTTTGTGGCGTGCCTACATTAAGAAATTCAACAGCAAAAGAGGGTGCATTAGCAATGGATACTTGTGGTGGATATTTGTATATGTGGACTAACGCAAATGGATGGGATACGGTTAATGTAAGTGGTGGAGGTGGTGGTTCAACTGATACAACTTCACTTAGCAACCGCATAAACGCTAAGCTATCAACAAGTGATTCTACTATTTATTATACAAAATATAGAAGTGATACAAGTAGGTCAAATATTTATACAGCAATAAATACTAAATTAAATAAGTCAGACACTACTAATGCTTTTTTAATTAGCGTATCACAGCCTAACGATTCAACTTTAACTTTTGTAAAAGGCACAACTTCTACTGATTATATTATTAGGGCATCAACATCAGGATCAGCTACAAGATTGGTTACAACTGTTTATAATAATACTGGTAGCACAATTCCTAAAGGTTCTGTTGTTTATATTAGCGGTAGGCATTCAAGCAACCTTCCAACTATTGAACTTGCGGAAGCAAATAATGAAAACAATAGTTACAAAACTTTTGCTGTTGTTGAAACTGATATTGCTACAAGTAATTCAGGAATAGTAATTCAAGCTGGCAATATAGGAAACCTAAATTTGCCTACATCAAGTTATACTGATGGCGATATAGTTTATTTAAGTCCAACTGTACCCGGAGGCTTGACAACTACAAAGCCTTTAGCACCCTACCACATTTGTAAGATAGGTTCAATAACAAGGGCGCATCCTACCTTCGGTGCGATAGAAGTAAAAATAGAAAACGGATGGGAGGTTCATGAAATGAGTGATGTTCAGATAGCTTCAACTCCACTTGATTCAACTATTTTGCAATTCAGTAGAGTTGATTCATTATGGCACGATGTAAGCATTAATAATGCAATTGGTACTAAATACTTAAAACCTTCAGATACTACAAATTTAAGCAATAGAATAAATGTCAAGTTAAATGCTTCAGATACTACAAGTTTAAGTAATAGAATTAATACTAAATTGAATAGTGCAGATACTATTTCTTTAAGTAATCGCATAAATACAAAGGTAAATTTGTCAGACAGCACAATTTATCAAACGAAATTTCGTTCAGATAGTGCAAGAACAAATGTTTATACTTCTTTGACAAGCAAGATAGGTACATCAGATACATCAGTATTCCAACGTAAAAACATTGCTGCTTATTCATTTCAGGCAAATAATACCGCTTCAAGTGCAAACTCAACTTCAGTAACTTACAAAGATGTAGCAGTTCAAACTATTAGTAGTGGTATTAGTTGGAATGGAACTGCTCCTTCAGGAACTGCAAACCATTCTTATAGATGGAATCAAATAGGAAAATTAGTTACATTTAATGCTACATTAAATTATGGAACTGCGGGTGCTAATAATTCACAATTAACACTTACGATTCCTTCAGATTTACCAACTCCAGAAAGTCCAACAAGTTTAACTAATGCAAGTGAAATGCAATACTTCGGAACTGGTTCTATGAACACTACAACAACAGGTATAATTACAGTTACAAGACCTGTAATGTTAAGAAGAAATTCAAGCAATAATGGTTATGAAATTATAATGACACAAGCAGCAGGAACAGCAGTAAAATTTGTTACATTAACTATTCAATATTTTGCACAATGATACATATAAGAAAGAAAGATAGTTCTTTTGATCCAGCTTATTGCTATTCAGTTGTAATAACAACTAATTGGAATAGACCTTTAGAAGAACATCCAACTATAATAAATGAACCTGAAATTTTTGAAATAGCTGATTGTGAAATTCCATCACACGTACAATATATGACTTACAACGATATAATAGAAAATAATGAAACAGCATTTTGACCTTTTAGGCGTTTGGCTACTATCTATCGCAACATTTTTAACATCTTCGGAGGTTCTTGGATTCTTTGCAATTGCAGCAAGTATAACTACAATTATAAGCAATCTACCCGGAGTTATTAAGTTCATCAAAAAATACATAAAAAATGAAAAGTAACAAAACAACAATCTTCGGATTGATTTTGGCAACATTGGTAGCAGTTCAACCAATCATTGAAGGAACTGGTTATCACTTTGATGGTCAGACAATTACTAAAATCCTATTCGCTGCTTCTTTAGCTGCTTTTGGATATTTGGCTAAGGATTACGATGTAACTGGTAAGCCATAATGTAATTATAAGCATACCATAAGAACTGCTTATAGTTCATAAAAAAAGCCTCTGTGGAAACAAAGGCCGAAATTATTAAACAATTAACTATCCATGAAAAACCTTACACAAAAATATGGTAAATGACTGAATTAAAAACCAAAAGGCGAAGATTATTTTTTGATATAGAGGTATCGCCTAACATTGGTTTCTTTTGGGATGCTGGGTTTAAGAAAACCATAAGTCCTGAAAGCATAATAAAAGAAAGAGCAATAATTTGTATCTGCTATAAATGGGAGGATTCGGAAGAAGTCCTCTCTTTGTTTTGGGATAAGAAGCAAAACGATAGGAAAATGCTTCAAGAGTTCATCAAAATAGCAAATATGGCTGATGAAATGATTGGGCATAACGGAGATAAGTTTGATTTGGCATGGATTAGAACTCGTTGTTTATTTCATAGGATTGATATGTTCCCAAAATATACAACAATAGATACGTTAAAGGTTAGTAGGAGTAAGTTTAAGTTTAACAGCAATAAGCTTAATTATATTGGCAAGTATTTAGGTCTTGGAGAAAAGATACATACTGAATACAATCTTTGGACAGAAATTGTCCTAAATAAGTGCCAAGATTCTATGGATAAAATGATTGAGTATTGCAAGCAAGATGTTGTGCTATTGGAAAGTGTTTATAAGGTTATGAGTACTCACATTGAGCCTAAAACGCACTTTGGAGTTATATTCGGTGGTAGCAAGGTAGATTGTCCTGAATGTGGATCGGATGATTTTAGAAAAAAAGGGAAAAGGTATTTAGCAAGCGGTGCTTGTACTCAAAGGTATAAATGTAAAACTTGTAATAAATGGTTCACACAAAATGAGAAAAAAAATAAACCTTAAACAATATAGTTGTGAGATTATTTTCATTGTTTCGGACCAAATAGTCAAGGAAACGAATAGGATATTAAAGCAAAATAAAATCAACAACAGAATTGATTACGCTATTGAGGGTATTTTTTTGTATCACGATATTGACAAGTATTATGTGCTACTGGATAAAAATAGCATGAGCCATAACACAATTGCCCACGAGTTGTACCATGCTTCGGTTAGGATTACTGAAGATAGGGATATTTCTGATGAGGAAAGTCAAGCTTGGCTATGCGGTCATTTGTCGGCAAATATGTATAAATTTTTGGATAAAAATAAAATCAAAATAAAGTATGAATAAAGCGTTTTTCTTGTGTTTGCTTGTGATTGGATGTTATACTCCTAAAAAAGCCTTAAAACAGCTTAATAATGCGTTTAATGAGCATCCTGATGTGGTGGCAAAGTTTGCTAATGAGAAATACCCAATTAAAGTGTCAAAAGTTGACACAATTGTTGTTTCTGATACCGGGTATTTATTTGTACCAGAATATGTACATCAAACAGATACTATCATTGATACCATCACCAAAACAAAATACATCGTAAAAAATGTTGACAAAATAAAGGTAGTAACGAAAAACGTTACTATTACAAAAATGGTTGTTGATACAGCAAGGGTTGCTGATTTAACCCATCAGCTAAATCAATGCAATAGTGATAAGGTTAAGTCAAAAGAAAAAAGTAATAAATCTATTACTTGGTTGCTAATATTTTTGTGCATCAGCCTATTTATTAACTCTTTACTACTCGTTTTTAAAAAATGATAAATCGCATTGCCTTCCAAAATAGGTTGCATACCTATAATTTATTCAACAAAGCAAACAATCAGCAACTTGCCGGCATGAACGCCATTTTGGATGAATGGGAAAGCAAACCATCCCTATATGTGGATAAGCGGTGGCTGGCTTATATGCTGGCTACCACTTACCACGAAACAGCAAAAACAATGTGGCCAATAGAGGAGTTTGGTAAAGGTAAAGGCAGAGCATACGGCTTAAAGATTAAGCAAAATAAAGAGCCATATCAAACTCCTGATAAACTTTATTATGGCAGAGGATTTGTACAATTGACATGGTACGAAAACTATGAGAAGTTTGGAAAACTTTTAAAGATAGATTTGCTTGAAAATCCATCGCTTGCTTTGTCGCTTCAGGTTAGCACAAAGATTATGTTTGCCGGGATGACAAAAGGATTGTTTACTGGTGTTAATTTGGCAAGATATTTTAATGATCAAAGGGAAGATTGGGTATCAGCAAGAAAAATAATCAATGGAAATGATAAAGCTGAATTGATTGCAAACTATGGTAAAAAATTCCATAATTGTGTAACTTAGTGCCTTCTTAGCTCTCATACGGATAATGGCTCGGCTCTTGTTTCTACAAGGGCCTCTTTTTTTGTGTGATATTTCAGTCATTATATCGTAAAATATCCGATAAT